CGGTGACGACCGCGCTCAGGATATCCGGATTGCCGTTTCCGTAGGTAAAAGGCTGAACTGGAATATTTGTGGCATTGAAGTTGCCGACGATGATCCCGCACACGTTATTCCAGCACGTATTACCAAGCACATGAACTTGACGGGCTTTGAGGATAAATGCCGGGTCTTCGCTATCAATCTCGATCCCGTTTCCGGTATTGTCATGGGCGCGGCAATGCGTGATGCTGAGTGCGCCAACCGCCTGCGCGTAAAAACCGTGCACCGCATTCCCGGTGAACTCACAATCATCGATGTGATGTTGCGTAATCACCGGATCGCTCGCAAAATACGCCAAGCCGCAACCGCTGGCGGTACTCTGTGCGTTCCGGAATAGACTGCGCGTAATCAAGGACTTCGTGCAAACGGATTGTACAACCACGGCATAGGTATTCGCGGTGATCGCTGCGTTCGCATCGAAGATGATGCCGTCGACAAATAATGCCGTCGCCGAAATACTAATCCACACCGGGACGGCGGATGTGCCAAGCTTGGACTGCGCCGGCCGCCTGAGCACGGTCAGTCCAGGCACGCCCAGCAGCGTGCAGGCAGCACCGGTAATATCGCACTCACCCCCGATGGCATAGGTTTTGGCGCCAAAGCGTACCGGCGCGCCGCTCGCCACGGCCGCCAGCAACGCGGCGCTGTCATCCGTGGCACCGTCGCCTCTGGCGCCGAAGTCTTCAATCGACACCGCATTACTCGCCAGCGCGTCTAGGGTTCGCGCCGCAGTCGCGCCCGTGGCGGTCGCCGTCAGCGCGCCACCCGGCAGTCCGGGTACACCGCCCATGGCGGCCAGAAAATTGGCATAAGATACGCCGGCATTGGCACCCGCGTGGCCAATCGGCACGATATCGCTGGGCGCCGGAAGATTTCCGGCCGGCAAGGCTGAGACAATAAAAGGTGTTGCAGTCGCTGAAAGCGTGCTGCCGGAGAGCGAGAGATTGGCGCCAATCGTGATCGGAACCGCCGCGCCGGTTCCCGGGCCAGTGCCGCCGAGCAAGGTGTTTTGTGGTACGGTAATTTCCGCTTGCAGGCCAGCAACAATTTGCGCGCGCGTCGCCGAAAGCGTCTGGTCATTCTGAAAAATCGCAAGCAGGTCATTATCTGACACAGAGCTCGCGGGCGGTAGTTGTCCAATCGTTGGCATGCGGAACCCTCAGAAAGTCGTCAATGGAGTGCCGGTCGGATCGGTCAAAGCTTGGCCGTTGGGCGTCGTTAACGCCAGAGCCGGGGCCGGAACCGAGGCCAGCGCGATAACCGGCAATGCCACGCTGCGCACCAAGGCCCGCCCGCCCACCGTCGTGATATTGATGGTGATCGTGTAGGTCGTCAGCGCTTGGCCAGAGGTCAGCCAAAGCACCGCGCGCGATCCATCCGCGGAAGCGGATACAAGCGTGACATCGCCGGGATTATTCGGGCTGATGGCAACATCCAAGGTGGCGATACCATCCCCGCTATTGGCAGTGATCGCCGGCGCGATATCGAACATATAATCCAATGTATCGCCGGGATCCTTGGCCGGCCAAGCCAGGGCCGCTGGCGGCGGAATTTGCGGGCCGCGCGGCGTGGCAACGAAGCCGTCGATTTGTACATAGCGCGCATTGGATGGGCGCCATAAATGGTTCGCTGGCGTGGTCATTTCCGCACTCCTTAGATCAATATTGATTTGGATCGAATCGTTAGATTCGATCCAAACCAATGAAATTGATCGCCAAACAAAAGCTAGAGCATGATGGATGTATAACTATCATGCTCTAGTACTCGATGACGACCAGACCGGGCCCACCGGCGCCGCCAGGGCTTCCGGCTGGATTCGCGCCGGGCGAGCTGCCGCCGCCGCCGCCACCACCGCCATAACCAAAGCCTGAAATACCGGCTTCCGGCCCGCTGGTGCCCCTGCCGTTCCCAGGTCCGCCACCATCGCCACCGCGGCTTGCCACCACGATCGAATCGGTGCCGTACGAGCCGGTATTGTTTACCTGTCCACCAAAGCTCAGGCCACCGGCGCCACCGGAATTCGCGAAATACGGCGTTGTACCACCGCCGCCACCGCCGCCTCCGTAGGCGCCGATATAGCTGCCGAAACTCGACGTGCCGCCGGAATTGCCAACGCCATAACCCGTTGGCGCGCCACCGCCGCCCCCCACCGTCACCGCAATCGCCTGACCGGGGCTGAGATTGTTGATAATGCCAACGGCATTTCCGCCCGCGCCGCCGCCGCCGCTAGGCATCGTCGCATGGTAGCCCCCCGCCCCCCCGCCGCCGATGACGCTCACCCGCGCCGAGCTCACCCCATTTGGCACGACAAACGTACCAGACGACGTGAAAACCTGCATCGATGCAAAGCCAGGCCGCAATGAGGGCAGTTTGTAGCCGATGAACGGCGCCCCGCCGGCCACACTGATATTCGCGGTCGTGATCGCGGACTGACCATAGTTCACCGTCACCACGTAGAGCGCGATCCATCCGCTATCGGCGGCGGGCGTCGTTTGCGCGCCGGCGGAGGCCGCGGCACCCGGCTTCACCTGCAACTGAACGCGCTGTATCCTGAGCGTATTTTGCGCGGTCCCCGCATTATTCGGTCCTGAAAACGGCTGCGCGGGATTCGCCGCGTTGACATAAGGCAGAACGACGGGGTCCGTATCGGTTTCAGAAAACGCCGCCTCGATTAGATAATTGATCGACTGACCAGAGTTCGCGGGTGCCCCCAGCGTGAAGCTGGTCGCCTGCAGGTTGATCCCGGTCTTGACGATTTGATCCGTTACATCCGCGGCCAGCGAACCATAGGCCGTCGCATCCACCGGGCTCAGTTGGGTGATGCTGCCAGGGCCTATATTTACCGTTAGTGACGCCGGTGTAGTTGGCGTGCAAGCCAACCCATCCACCACCCCATTGCTCCCCAGTACCGCTGCCGTCAGTGCGGCAATACCCACCATCGCATTCCGGTTCGGATACAAAATGTCCGTATCCAGCGGGATACTCCCTGGATAAACAATATTACGATCCATCAGAAATCCTCAGTTTGAGATTTGGGTCCAAGCGATGGTGGCGGTCGGCAGCACGGCGGCGACCGCGGCGTAGATTTCACTGTCACTGACCGTGCCGGCGAACTGCGCGGCATCCGCGTAGAACATTGAACCCGCGTTGTAGCCGCCAGGGCCGTCATTATACGCGCCGGCATTACTAACGGGCGTGTTATTGGGCCGGTAGGCGGTCAGCAAAAACTGATACGGCAGGGTCATGCTCCCATACCCGCCGCTTGTATTATAGCCGAGATTCACATTGTAGCCGCCAGTGTCGGTGGCGTTGAGCGGTTCAAAGACGGCGGGCGCGCGGCCGGTCAACGCCATGAGAGCCTGCTCCACACTGGCGCGCGTGGCGCGCGGCGTTAGAAGATTTGCGCGAATTCGTGCGCTATAAGCGGCGTCCGCTTCGCCGGCCCGGCGTGGCAGCGTGTCACCCAAATAATCAACCGCGGCAATATCCAGAAATATCCCGTTCGCCGTCGCAATCCGCGTCTGCGCCTGCACATAGGTCAGCAACGTATAGAGGCCGCTCCAGGCGCTTGCCAGGCCCGTCAACAGCGCGTCGAGAACGGGTGCCGTGTCGGCAAACCAGCGCGCCGGCAGCGCCAGTTTCAGCCGCCCCAGCATATCCTGTGTATCGCCGGTCATCTTCAAGCCACAGAGATCGTGCCGGCGCGCACCACGCCAAACAAACCGGGAACCAAATCCGCGGTGCCGCCATTCAACAGCAACCCGGAAAGATTGGTCACGGCGCTGGATGCGCCATAGGCAAGCTGCGCTAGCCGCGTGTAGCTCAACGTCGCGCCGATCGGCAATCCGCTGATGTAATCCTCGAATGCCGACGCCACAGCGGTCACGGCGGCGGCGTGCGATGCGCCCGCGCTGGTCACAAGCGTCACGGAAATATTTGCTGTCGAAACAACCGGGCCTTGCACGGCAAAGCTGGTGCCGACCGGACGAATGCTGTCGACCGTCTGTTGCACGGTGCTGAGCAGACTAACGGGCGGGTTACCGGAGCCATCATCCACCGTCACCACGAAATGCCCCATCTGCGCCGCGCCTGTCTGGTTGACATTTTCACGAACGGAATAGCTGAGGCCCTGCTGAATGGCGGCAATGGCGGCACCAATCGCGAGGTTCGTCGCCCGTGACAGGCTTGCCAGATAATTGCCAAATCTGGCCCGGAAAGCCGTATCGGTCTCAGCATCGGCGCCGCCCGTCAGTGCCTGCGCATTGCTCACGGTGTCCACGCCCGATACCGCCGAACTGAGCAGCGAGATCGCGCCAGGCTGCACATTCCCAGCACTTCCCGCTTCATTCGCAACCAATGCGGCCGTCACGCTCGACAAACCCGCCGCCAGCGTGTAGCCACCGGCGGATGCATTATAGGCCGGGTTCGCCGGGTCGGCGATTACCACAAAGTTCTGCGAATTATCGGCGGTGGAAACCCCCGTCCCAACCGGAATAAAGGCCGCGATGCTTGGGGTAAAACGCGCAAACGTGACCTGCCCCGTCGCCGCCACCGCCGGCAGCCTCGCAAAACTGAAATCCGCGGCAAAACTATCGCAGTCCGCGCCGCTGCTCGTCGCCAGCCGTGTTGTCGCCAAGGTCTGTACCATGAGCCATTGCATCCACAGCGCCAAAGCTGCATTTGCCTCCAGGATGGCGCGCAGCACCGAACCAACAGTCAGATCCAGCAAGGCATTTGCCGCACCCTGCACGGCAGCGGCCATTCCCTCCACCAGAGTGGAGAAATTCTGCAGCGATAATTGCATAAGAACCTACGGTGTGAAGGTGAGAGTCGAGGTCTGGCCGGTCACGGCGTCAGCATAAAGGATTGACAACGTCACGGTTCCATCATCGCCTGCCACCGCCGAGATCGCGGGCGGGGGGGGCGTCGCAACCATCGGCTCCAACAACATCTGCCGGCGCGTGACGCCGGCGATGGCGGCCGGCGCGCCTGGCTGTCCAACAAATTGCGCAAGTCCGGCGCCGTAGCCCAGTTGCCAAATATAGTCGCCTGGATTCGTCAACAAGCGCAGCAGCACGCGCTGCTGCGTCAGCCCGGCGCCATCCGCCAGCAGCAGATCGCCGCCAGGTCCAACCGACAGATCTCCGCCAAACTGCAGCGCCAAATCCGGCATCAGACGATCTCCGAAGGCAGGCCGGTCTCTCCACCCTGCGACTGCGCATGCACATGCGCGTCATACGCATTTCGAAACGCGCGAACCGTGCCATGCGCGCCGTTCTGGTCCGAAATATCGCCGCTGACGATCAGATTGCCTGTCACATTTACCTGCGGCGCCCGCAGCGCGATACTTCCGTCATTGTGCAATTTGATAAAACTTCCGCTCTGGTGCTGTAGCCACAACTCGCCCGCCGGTGCTGCCATCGGCGTATCCACCGCTGACCATACCGCGCCGATAATCACGCCTTGTTCGGCATCGCCCTCTTGTGCAATCACCAGCACCTGCGCGCCTGGCGTCAACGGCGCCGCCAGTCCCCAGCCCGCCCCAACCCAGGCCGAGAGCACCGGGAGCCAGCCGCTCAACACGTTCTCCGGTTGAATCAACACCCGCGCCGCGTAGGCGGCGGGATCGAAGCTCGACACCAAGCCAAACCGCGCGGCGCCCCCAAGCCCATCCATGCCGCCAGCCACACCCTTTACCAGATTCCAGAAACGATCCATCACGCTCTCTAATTTATTCAGGGCAATAGGTTGAAGGTAAGAACGCGCTTTTTTGAAAAAAAGCGCGGCAAAAAACTTTTACCCACTCCCGTTCGTTTGGCCGTAGGGTGGGTTCGCCGTCCGGCGCGCTTGCGCCGTGGCGTAACCCACCGATGGCAAGCGCCACATTGGACTCACAAAAGTTTATGCGGAGTTCGCGTCCCGATGACTTAGCAACGCGAAGTCTGACTCTGGCCGCGCAATATGGTTCAGAAAAGCAGCTTCTTGCGTCTCAACTCATCGCAGAAGCATAAATTTTCTGGGTCAAGCCGGCCCGCGCCTGCAAGCTTCGCGCGACCGCGCTGATCGTATAGCTCCGATCAAAATCGGAGTTGGTCCCCGCAAGCACAATCGTCATCCCGGGCATCGTGCTGACATCGGCCGGCATCGTGCCATAAAGAACCACGCCGTGCTGACTGATCGCCGACAAATGGTTCTCAGCCATGGCCTGCGCCAGCGCCGAGGTTAGATTT